GTTGACATGACGGGCCTTGAGGGCGCCATCATGGACCGCACTGCCTATGTCTCTCTAACCGGAGCAAGGCTGGAGTTTATGTCCGAATGGCGGCCGCCGATCCCGCAAGCACCATCAAGTCCCCTCCCACCGGCAGCGATCTGATGAATGCTCTGGTCTATGAAATGCGTGCCACCAACACTGGGTCCTTGCTGGCGCCCAGTAGTTTGGTCAAGGCTGCCTTTTACCGCCATTTGCATTGGTCTATGCCGAAACTCGTTTGGTTCGCTAATGTTGGTGCTTCCGTGCCAGCTTCCGCATTTCAACATGTTATTGAGGCCTCCAACGACGTCTTTCTGTCTGAGAACGTTTGTGATGACGTTATCCCTCGTTATTCAAGACCTGACGCCACGCCTCCATATGACAATTTGGTTGAGGAGTTCCACCCTTTTGCCAAGGAGGATCGTGAGGCGTCCACACGCTACGGTCAGACCGACCAGTTTAAGGACGGTACCTTCGTCAACCCGGCGGTGCACAAGCGGAATGACACTCCCACTTACCGGCTGAGTGTTGAGAAGCGCTTGAAGACTGCCACTCGTGCTCAGAACCTCAAAGCCATGTTAGACAATCCTAGGAAGGACATGTGCGATGAGTATGATCGTCTTGTTCCGATGCCACCCCATTGGACAGAGCAAAACTTTGATGGCTACATTGATCGTGCAATTGATGAGTACCTCTCCAAACGCACTGCCCGTGCTGTGCTCCAGAAATTACAGCAACACGACCCCGACCGTAGCCCCTCCAACATTAAAATCTCGCTGAAGAACCAGGTCATTAAGAAGGCAGAGAAAATGTACAAAAAGGAGGCGCTCCCAGGCCAGTTGATCCATGAGTACGACATCATTCAAACACTCCTCGATTCTTCATATGCCTTGTGGCTTGAGAACCACTTGCCTGACGCTTTTCCTGACAATTTCTTGTTCTACCGTAGGATGGATCCAGATCAGTTCATCAAGGCTTACTCGAAGCGGTGGCGTGTTGACAACGGGGCCTATGGTTCCGATGTTACCCGCTGGGATGTCGGCTGCGATGCCGCAATGGTCAATTTTGACGCTCATGTTATGCGTTCACTTCACTTTCCCAAGTGGTACGTTGACGCCTACATTGAGCGCCGGTTGTCGAGCTTCTCCCAGCATGGGCCCATGCGCACCATGCAGAATTCTGGGGATCGCTATACCTGGATTCTCAATTCTATTCGTCGGGCAGTTGTCACCTCCCTCGTCTGCTCTATCCAGCCTGAGGATACCACCGCGATCAATGGTGACGATGCTGCCGTGGACCGCTATTGTACTGCACTACCATTCTTGCACTCCCCTTGGGCGTTCAAGGATGAGAATGCTAGACGCGTCGA